CTTACCCATAACCCTTTCACAAGTTATTCCAGAGGTTATTTGACCAGCTCCAGTGTGAACTTGTATTCTATTATGTCCATCTTCAAAATATATAACCTCATCAAACCCGGCTTTATGCCACCTTGAGCCCCTTAGGTTTCTTATTTCATCTTGTGTTCCTTTTCTAAGTGTTCTACGAACACCACCTTTATTGACGAATATTCTACCGTTTCTACCATTTGACGGTAACGTTGTTCCACCTTGCACAACGGGGTATGTAAGCCAAGGTTCTAGTTTATTATAAAGTAATGCTATAGCGTCACCCATCACATGCATGTCTTCAGCTTGAGCGGTATGAGCACCAAGATCGTAAATATATTGTTCAAAAATATCCATTTGAGCTTGATTGGCAAATAAGTTGAACTCTTGAGGTGTGATATAACCTCTTTGTTCTTTATTGGCTAAAGCTTGTACTGTTTGATAAACACTGTCTATATTTACTCCGAACATCTGTTATATTTTTATTTGTTATTGTAAGGGAATAATCTATTTAGGCTGTCTTTTCTCTTGCCGCAACCACAATCTTTTCCCGTAACTTTATTAACTGCTTCTACAACTTTTTTTATACCAGTTGCTTTGGTGATTTTTTCTATTGAATCACCTAACCCTCTAGGTCTATTATCACTCATATTCATTTAATTTTAATAATGATCGCCCCGAAGGGCGACCATATTATTTTGTTATTCATTTAATCTTTTCTCTATATTAGAGTAGATCTCCATTCCCTCATCAGTCTTAAACCAGTGTGCTAAAGCAGTGTAAGGATGTTCGTCAAATGGTATAACCATTAACTTTCTTCCGTTACTACCCCACATGAAGTTTCTTTGATCAGAAGATAATCTTAGTATTCCACTTTCAACAGCTTTAATACCAAAGTTTCTTAGCATTACGTTTTCATCATCCGCTAACTCTAAGAAGAGTTTAGGGTTGTTACGAGCAAATACTAACAAATCTCTTTTAATTTCCTTAGAACTCAAGCTAGACACCTCAGATCCTTTTTCAACACGCATGATAGCTTCTGCCATATCTATGTCTATATTTCTTGCTGCAATCAGTGCGTCAACCTGCATGTTTAAAACATCTACTTCATCAGAAGCAAGGCCTTCTGGTTTGTACTCCTCGTATAAAGTGTCTTTATGTGGATGGTATAACGATAATAGCTTTTGTAATACCGTTTGTTCTCTTGGCACAAATAAACTACCAGATCTAAAGATAATGTGTTCCATTCTTTGATCACCTTTCATTTCATCGACAAATGGTGTTTTTTGATTTTGACAGTACTTCAACTCTCTTTCATATCCTTTTTCTTCATCAAAATAATAAACACCAGCTGCTTTTATTGATCTTGATAAAGGTTTTTTACCTCCTCTTAAAAGATATACTCTATCTTTAATTTCCCATTCGTTTTTGGGTTTCAATCTTTCTCTTGCTTTTGGTTCCGCAACTACAGTTTCTTCAAAAAATTCTGTAACTACTTCTTCCATTGTTTCGATTTGAGGTTCTACCTCAACTTTCTTTGTGTTAGCTTTCTTAGCCATAATATAATATAATAATAATTAATAAAAATAAAGGGGTCGAGGCCAAAGCCCCGACTCCTTAATATAAATAGTGCTTATTTCATCATCATGAAATTGTTAGCACCTTGTGTAACTAAACATCTTTCAGTTAGCATGTGGATTTGCATTGCATCTAAAGCAGATGTAGCAGCTCCAACAGAACCAGTTGTCCAAGACTTCATTTTTCTATCATCAGTTTGTGAAGCTCTATAACGAACGTGTAAGAAAGGTCTTTTAAGGTTCTTTCCTAATTGTTGGTCATAAACTGTAGAAGTTCCAGCAGGAACCATGATACCTCTAATCGCTTGTGCACCAGCTGCAGCGTTAATACCACCTCTTGTTGCTAAGTCATTCAAGTATCTGAAGTCAGACTTGTAGAAGTCGTAAGAACCTCTTCTGAAACCAGAGAAACCTAAGTTTAATGCCATGTCTTCAGAGTTGTTAAACACCCCGTAAGAAGTACCACCAGCTCCGTAAGAATTCATAGAAGCTAACATGTCATCCATTGCTAACGAAGTAGCTCTGTTTACGAACATCATGTTTTCTTCAATAGCACCTTGCTTGTCAAACTCTGCTAAGATAGCGTCAAATTCAGCTAAATCAGTAGCAGCATTAACTCCAGTAATACCAGAAGTAATGTTACCTCTTGATTCTATAGCGGCAAACAAACCTTCAGTACCTACTCCAGCCGTAGCAGCAACAGACCCAGGTAAGACCTTACTTCCATCAATAATACTAGTTCCATCAACATTTTTCTCAGACTCTAACATAGCCATTTCAATATAATCGTTGAAACGAGCTCTAGTGTCAGATTCAGCTTTTAAATACCATAAGTATCCATTAGCACCTTCTTCAGAAGTAATCTCAACCCATCCAATTTTAGAAACATCAGATCCAGATACTTCGTAGTAATCTTTCATGATGATTGGTTTATTAGAGAAAGTTTTGAAAACCGGCTCATTAGCTCCTCTTGACTCTTGTTGAGCGGTAGAAGTACCACCAGTCATATAACTTGTAGCTTTAGAGTATTCAGAACCATAAACTAATATAGTTGTTCCAGTAGTAGCCGTTGTATCAGCTAAACCACCAGCGCCTAAATCATAAGCTAATACTTCAAAAGCTAAAACACCAGTAACAGCTGTCACTATACATTTGTGAACTCCATTAGAATTTGCTATAATAACTTGATCATTAACTCTAACACCATGTGAGTCGGGCGTAAGTCCATCTATATCTGTAGTAACAGTTATAGTATTTGTTGCACCAGCACCAGCGTTAGCACCTGTGGAGTTAGTTACTAATCCTTTGTAAGATAAGTGTAATCTACCCTGCTCTGACCAAATAATTTGATCAGCAGTCATAGATTCTTCAGCTCCTACTTGTGAAAGAAATCCTGAAATAGTTCTCGGTCCGAAAACTTCAGCTTCTTTTTCCATAAGATCTGGTACATATTGTTGCCCCCAACCAGCATTTGCTGCTGATGAAAGGTCTAAGTAATTTGTTGCTAGCGTTTGCTTTTGTGTAGCAGGAACGGTATTCAACAAAGGGCCTTTTGTAATTGCCATAATTTTGTTTTTTTAATTTTTAAATTTATTGTTTTTAATTTTGAACTTAAAATCAGCAGTTGTATCGCCTAGCGCTCTTACTTTCATTCCACCAGTATTAATGTTATCCGTCAATTCCTGTCGTGGATCCATACTGATGTTTTTAGACTCAGCTACGCTTTGTTTTAAAGCGTCGGCTTTACCTTGTTCGTAAAAGTGCTTGGCAACAGCATCAGAATTCATTGCTGTAAATAAAGATTTATGATAACCTGCTTCGTCTGCCATTGAACCTTTTTCATCAAGAAACTTTCCTATGAAATTGTTAATGTCACTCTGCGTATCTTTTACTTTGTTTACATCATTGACGTTAAACCTATAATTCTTATCGCCGACATTATATTCAAAACCTTTGAATTTGTCCCCGAAAAACCTGTTGGTTTTATTTAAAAAATTGGCTGTAGCGTTCTTGTTTGCCTGCTCATTTTCTTTTTGTTCACTGAAATACTTAACGGCTTCTTGTTGCTCTTCTGTAAGCTTTGATCCACCTTTAATATCAGCATAGTATTTGGATTTTGTCTCTTCCAAGTGAGATTTAGCGTTAGCAACTTGCTCTTTCAACGCTAGTTTTTTTCTTCTTATATCTCTATCTTCGTCTATATCTTCGTCGAATGAGAATTGATCTTCCATTAGGAAGTTAATTTCTTCTGCATCTAAATGAGGTTTAGTTTGCTTGTAGTACTCTTGCAACACTGTTTGGTTGTCTACTTCTGAGTAATCCTTGTTTAACTTAACATAGTCATTTAAGTCTCCACCAGTCTCTTCTATAAAATCAACTAGTTTTTGTACGTTTTCAGGAAGTGGAGTACCATCAGTAATAGATTCCTCTATAGCGGCACTAGCTACGTCAGCTACTTCCTCAGCCGTTATTTCTTCTAAGCCTCCGCTTTCTTGTACTTCCGCTTCCGGTTGTACTTCTTGTACTTCAACTTCAGGTTTCACTTCTTCAGCTGGTTTACTTAAATCAACCTTGATTGGCTCTTCACTTTCAACCTCAGGTTTCTTTTTCATTTTTGCCTTAACCTTGGTAACATCTCCCTTTGTCTCATTACCGTCTGGTTGTTTTTCTTTTTGTTCTTTTACTTTTAATGACCCAGTCTCACTGTCCACTATTGGTTCTTCTTTTTCTGTCATGATATAATATAATAATAATTAATAATTTTACAAGCCAAACCCACCTAAGTTATTATCACCTGAAGACTCAAAGTTTTTAGCTGGCTTAGCGTTTTCCTTTTGATCTATCATTTCACTTTGTTGTGTTGCTTGCATCTTTGTTCTATCGTCCTTTCTACTCTCTGTTAGTAGTTGCCCTGCATTTTTTGTTTTAGCTTCTAATTGTTTCAACTGCATTGCGTATTGAAATTCTAATTTCATTAGCTTTTCCTTAATGCTAGATTCTTGGTTTAGTATTTGAGCTTTGCCAGCTGTTTTTACCTCTTCTAGTTTTAGTTGTGTTTTAACAATTGATTGTTGTTTATCTTCTTCTGCCTTTGCTTGAGCAGCGGCTACATCTTCTTGTGATTTACCTTGAGCCTTGGTTTGTTCTAGTTGGTTCTTTTGATCTTCTTCGCCTTTTTTCTTTCTTCTTAGTTTTAACAACTGATTAGATAGCTTAATGTTTTTAATAGCTCTTAAGTCAATAGCATCTTCAAGTTCTATGCTCTGCTGAGATAACGCTGTTTGAATATTATTTTCTAACATTGATCTCTCTTCTTCGTCTGGTTCTAACTCTAAAAATATACCAAAGTCATATAAATGTAGTTCTGACATCTCCTGAAGAGTAGCCACGTTGTGAGCGCCTATAGATTCTATAAAAGCATTTTTTGTGGGTGAGTACTCTATAATATCAGATATTCTAAGTGAGAGTTGCTCGGCAACGTCAGCGGTTAAAAACATACCAGCTTGCAATATGTGTCTTGTAGCTGTGTTAGAATTAGCTGCTGCCATTTTTTGAACGCCAACCAGAGATCTCTCTGCTGGAGTTGATCCGTCACTAGCTTCGTTAAGCCCAGTTACATCTCTTATCATTTGTAAATAGTAGTTGTAAGTGGTAATTAAACTTTGCATTTTCTGACCACCATTTCCGTTTGATATTTCTTGAATAGGAATTTTACCCGGGTTACCGTCTCCATCTTGAGTGTACGATCTACCAACAATAGAACCTGTTTGGAAGAACATGTTTAAAGCTTCTTGTGGATTGTAGTTTGTTCCGTTACCTAAATCAACCTCAGCTAAACCATCCACATCTAAGTAAACCCCATCTGGAGTTACCCTGGAAAGTACTTGTTGTATTTTTAAGTGTGTAAGCTGTATCATATCAGCAAAGCCAGTAACTCTATTTACTAGCGAGTCAATTCTACCTTCATACATTCTAGGCGCAGATATACTGTAGTTCATTTTTACCTTAGTATAATCGCTTTTGGATCTCATCATGTTTTTAGCACGCTCCCATTTCAACAACTTATTACTACCTAGCAAATAAACACCTTCGTATAGACACTCTAAAGATCTAGCTACTTTTTCGTATCTATCATCTTCGGGTGGATTAAAAGAATCATCTTTTTCAATAGCTTTGTCTGAACCCGTGTTTGTCTTCTTCATTTTATAAACCTCATTCATATAGGTTTTATAATTAAAATACAATACGTCAACTTTGTTTACATCCTTACCTTGCGTTCTGTCATGACCATGGTAATTACTTGAGCCCATACCGCTAGTCTTTACTATCTCCTCTAGATCTTCATGTTTTAAAAACGGAAACTGTTTCACCAATTCATTTATTGGTATGGACTTAACCTCGCCACAATAATATATATCATCAAAAGTAGGTGAATCTGTAAAAGAGTAAACTAAATTAGCTGGATCAACATAATCTATGGTAACACCCTCTGATGTGTTAAAAGATGTTTTAACAGCACCTATTCCTAAAATGGTTAAATCTTGATAAAACCTTCTTTTAGTTAAATCATATTGATTGCCACGCATCAACATGTTAATAGCTTGTTCCTCTGCTATCTCTATGTTTTGCTTGTAATCAAGCTGCATGTGCAGTGATAACTCATCCGCGTTAGCTGGTATTTCTTCAATTTTACTTTTCTTAGTGCTTATACCAAAATTAGTTTTAGCAAACTCCTCAAAATTCTTTAATTTTAAATCGTTTTCCAAGTCTTTCATATACTCGGTTCTTTTAGCAACACCAAATGGATCTTGAGAATAAGCTTTTATATCGTACATTCTCTCAGCAATACCATTGACAACTATATCAACAAACTTAGATATTATTGGAACAGGCGTCCAATCTAAATTAAGATAGGACAAATCACCGTTTATAGATAACTCATCCTTATATTTCTGTACAGATTGCTCTCCCCTAGCGTATAATCTTAGTTGGTGAAATTTAATTGTATTACCATGATACCTTCCATGAGATTCGCCAAACCATTCGTGCTGAATAGCTTTAGCTATCTTTAAACCATAATCATAGCTCATTTTTTCTACATCACTAACTACTTGACTAGGAAAATATCTATTTATAACTGATTCAGCCATCTTTATTTTTTAATTATTTTACTCATATTACCTCTTTGATTATATTTAGCGAAATTAATATTAACCGGTTGTTTTTCTATAGTTTGATTTGGGGCGTACAAATGCCTGTTGCAAGCCATGATGGCTAAACCAGAACTAATAGACGCATCAAACTTTGTTCTTCTATTTATGTCAAATCTACTCCAATCATTTAAAAGTTCATTAAAGTACAAATCACCGTATCCTCCTTCTTGCTGTAGACCTACATGGTTTTGGATATACATTTCAATTGCTGATGCATGTGCTTGCTTTATATCTTCACTTGAATTAGGTATACCGCCTACTTCTTTTTCTGCTACAGATAATTTGCTCCATATCTTATCAGGTCTATTCATACTAAACCCTCTGTAACCTCTTCGCCTTAAATAGTACAGGAGACGAGGTTTATTGTTTTCACAAAGTATTGGCATTCCATAAAATACTATAGCCATCAACATATCTTCAAAAAACATCTCAGCTGTTGGTGGTCTAGATAAGTATTCTAAAAAGAAACTGTTTGCCGGCGCTTGGTCCATGCTAAACTTAGTTAAACCGTGTAAAGCTCCTTTGGATCCTTTGCCATCAACTGTTCCTGATATATCATATGAATCACATCCAAAAGCTCCAATGTGTTCGTTTGAAGGGTATTTAATACCGTTCTTAAGATAACTCCTGTTCTGCATGTTAACTGGTGGAACCCAACTTAACTTAAACCTACCTTTTTGATCTGGATAAAATATAACCTTTGAATCTTTGATACCATTTTCCCACTGAAAATTACCTTGAGTAACACCTAGTGTTCTAACCATCTCCTCGTTGTAATCTATCTGTTCGTATATCTTTACTAAATTAAAAATAGAGTTTTTAGACTCATCTCTAAACGCGTGTTCTGTTGTTCTTGGGAACTGACGGTAGAATTCATTTAATCCATCGTGGTCTGATTTTAGACCATCAACTTCATTCTGCCAGTTATCTATTACACCAACATCTATTAGTTCACCGTCTGGAGCGAATCTATCGACGTCAGGAGTAGTGAAAACTGGAACTCCGTACTCGTCAATAAATCCTTCATAGTTCCATTCCATTGGGATAAACAAAGAGTATAAACCAGACTTTGTCTGACCATTTCTATTTCTTGTTTTAACGTCTGAGGCATTGTATAATTTTTTAAAGTTTTCACCACCTTTATCTAAAGCATTTGACGTTGACCCCATCATGCACTTACCAATGATTCTTGATCCTAATCTTAAACAAGTTTTTGTAACTCTCCAGTTGTTTAGTATGTTTTCAGGTCTTTCCCATTTACCCGCTTCATCATGCACTAGCAGTGCTAGTTTTTCACCATCATAACTATTGTCACCTGTGTTCTTCCAGTCAATTGTTGTGTCAAGGCCTTCTAAGTCTTCTATCTTTTCGTTTGCTGTTATTTTTTTTCTAGTAAACCTAGTGGATGGCACTCTATAGGCTAGCTCTGTTTTTGGGCGATCCATACCATCTTGTATGGGTTTAAAAAAGAAAGGATAGTTTATACTAATGGGTACAATTTTATCAGTAAACATCTTCTTGGCATCTGCACCTGTTTTGGATAACACCCCAAATCTACTATCACCTGCAAGAGTGGCTAAATTAACTGTTTCAGCTGATGACATGAAGGAAAATCCAGATCTTCTATTTTTAAGGTAACACATACCGTAGCATCTCTTGTCTGCCTTACAAGCTTCCCAAAATATAAAGAACAATCTATTTGCTTCTCTAAAGTCTGGCGCTCCAACATCTATCTTACTCCATTGCAAATACATATAATGAGTTCCTGGCATCCAAGTCACCTTACCATTGTTTGTAAACCAAAAACCCTCTTCTCTTCTTCTAAACTCTTCGTCTATATAATCGTACCATTTTTCTTTTTGGTCGTCTGGATACGCACGCCAATCAAAGATGTTCTTTAAGCGCTCTAATTCTTTTGGTTGAGTAAATCTAACCCATTTGTTTTCCGGGCTGCTATAC